AACTTCTGCAGAACATGCGTTCATGCGATTTGGGGTGACTAATGGCCAGCATATTTGTTCAGATAGCAGCATATAGAGATTTAGAGGTAACCCCTACAATTCTAGATGCAATAAAGCAGTCATCTGGGAACCACACAATTAATTTTGGTGTTCACACAGTTTATGTAGATGAATCAGAGATTAATGTTCCTGATTTGCCTAATGTTAAGCATGCTGAAAGCAAGGCTCCAGAAAATATTGGTTTGGGAATCGGAAGAGCCCTTGCTCATCAATTTTATGATGGCGAAGATTATTATCTTCAATGCGACTCACATTCTAGATTTATTAGTGGTTGGGACGAAGTTGCCATAAACTCGGTTTTAAATTATCAAATTCAGGGAATTCACAAACCACTTCTTACAATGTACCCAGCAAATTACTGGTATCCATCTGCAACCGCTAAGTTTGTAGAAAAAGATTTTCTACCACCTGGCCACTTATCTAATATCTCATTTCATGAAAAGCCAGATCAGTTTAGGCTAACAAGAATTCCACAACAAACAGCAATGCCGATCCTCGATGGAAATAGATTTGTAAAGTCAGTATCTGGAGGATCAATATTTACTGTTAAAGGATTTTTACCTTTCAACACAGACATTGCATTTTACGGAGAAGAAATATGGTTGGCAGCAAGGGCCTACACGCATGGGTATGACATATTAGTTCCTGATGAGCAGTATATGTATCATCTTTACTATAATCACAACATTGCAGGTGAAATAAATAAGAGAAAGATTCTTTGGACAGACTACCCTGATGAATTTAACCGTTTAGATTTAGTATCTAAACAATTAATCTATAAAACTTTAACAGAAGGAACAGTTGGAGATATGTTGCTTGGAAATGAAAGAACTCTTCTAGAATATGGAACATTTGCTGGGCTTGATTTTATAAATGGTGAAATAGTTGAAAACTGCTAGCGTAGTTTTGACTGGATCATTTGGTTATGTTGGATCAGCAACAAAAGAACTTTTAATAAAAAATGGATATAACGTTATAGAGTTTGATAAAAAAAATAACAATGACACAAGAAACATATTTAAACTATTTTGTTTGTCTTTAAAAAAACCAAAAGCAATAATTCACCTGTCTGCTAAAAAATCAATTACAGAGTCTGTAAAAAACCCTATTCTTTATTATTTAAACAATATAGGATCTACCTTGTCTGTTGCTTTAGTTTCTAAGGTTTTAAATATACCAGTTATATTTGCATCCTCTGCAGCAATATATAATCCATACAACCCATATGCCAAATCAAAACTTTTAGAAGAAAAAATATTAAAAATTTTATGTAAAAAACTTGTTATTTTAAGATATTTTAACATTGTTGGAAAATCTGACAAAATAAAGGATGAGCAAGGTGGAAACATATTTTCAATAATTAGTAAAAATCCAAATATAAACATTAATAGCGTTTCTTCAACAAGAGACTATGTCCATATTTTAGATATAGCAAAAGCCAATGTACTATCTATTGAGTATCTTAAGGATAACGACTTTTTGCTTACAGATATTTTTACTGGAAACCAGTTTACTATGATTGATCTGGTAAACGAGTATAAGGCTAATGGTGTTACTATTACTTATACCGTTTTAAATTTGCCAGACCTAACAGTTCTATCAGAAATAGATAACAGAGATCTTCTTGGCTGGTTCCCTTCTTACACTTTCTCAGATGGGGTTAAGTCAGAAGTTAATTTTAGATAATAAAATACCCCCAAGGATTTCTCCAAGGGGGTATATTATTTTATAGATTATTTAGGAAATTTATTCATCCACATTCTGGTCTTTGGAGTAATGCCCTTCCAAGAAGACCAATCTTCTCCACCATTTGTCATGTAGTATGCAATCTCTGCATTCTTGACGGGGTTGAAGAGTTCGGCATTAGAGTCAAGATCAAACTTAGTCCTACGATCAGGACCAAGGGTATCAATCATATTGATTTGGAACATTCCATAAGATGAATCACCAGTCTTGTGGTTGCCATTAAAAGCCAGTGGTCGCCCATTAGACTCCTTTTTAGCAACTGCCCAAGCAACTACAAGGTCTTTACCCTTGAATCCTACTAGCGAAAGCAGTTCCTTTAGTTCTAAATCAGTCAGAGAAACCTTGTTCTCAAAACTCTCTAGTTTTTTTGCTTTAGAAACCAAAAAAACCTCTTTCGAGGCGGTTTCCGATGTCTGAGCCTGTTCTATGCTCAAGTTGTTTTTAGTATCAAGACCCGAATCAGCATTGGCTCCGTTCGACAAAACAGTTACTAATGCTACGATACTGAGTGTGCTAATGATCTCTTTGTTTCTTTCGATAAATTTAATCATAGTTTCCTCCTTAGAAAACAATAACACCTTGGTAGGTGTTACTACCTAGTATAACACAAAAATTTATCAAAAGTCAACTTTAGAGGGTGGTATAATAAAGATTATGCCACAGACATCCTCAGCATCTAATTATCCTACTATGACGTACCCTATTGCGTCAGATCCTGTTAATGTACACGGAGACTTTAAAGTACTGGTTGATGCTTTAAATAATATACTGCCATCTTTAGGAATGACAAGTGTTTCATCTCCCGTAAGAAATGTAAGTTCATCTATTTCTATTTTAACAGGAAAGCCAGTATTTATTTCGGGGGTAACGACTTATGAAGGAAAAGCAATTCCAACTGTAGAATTATACAACCCATCAAGTCCTACTCATAACCCAGATGTCCCAATTCTTGGATTAATGCAATCGGACACACTGCCTTCTACAAACGGAGTTGTTGTTGTTTCTGGAATTATACAAATGAACACAACAGATTTAGGTACTTCTGGAACAAAAATTTATGTAGATCAAAACGGAGCCTTGGTAAGTGGTCGTCCATCAACTGGCCCAGCAAGATATGTTGGAGTGGTTGCAGTTCAAGCAATTAAATCACTTGGTGGAATGATTATAGTTCAAACAAAAGGAAACGGTACTTGGGGTGCACTCAAGGACGGTTTGTCGTGATATAATAACATTATGGCAACTTTAAGAGGATCTCAATCATTATACAATGTAGGCAATCCGCCTCCAACTGTTGTCTGGACTGTAGTTCGTGGAGATACTTCTGGGTTTAAGGTTTATGTTACAGATGATGCAAAGGTCCCGTTAATTTTAAAGGGTGTTGGATCTGAGTGGGACATTGCCATGAAGATTAAAAGACCAACCCTTGCATCAGACAAAGGAGTCATCACTGATAATGCAACTACAATAATGGCTTTGCATCCAGTTGCAGATGAAGATGACCTTGTTGGAGAGTTTACAGTTTGGCTTACAGCAGAAGAATCCAATGTCTTGCAGACAGGAGACATCTTTGATATTCAGGTTAGCGACCCAACAAGAGTCTGGACAGTTTGCCAGGGTAGCATGGTTATCCTTGAAGATGTAACAGATTAATGGCCACGGCATTAATACTTGATGAACTTAATGGTAAAACCAAAAAAATTTTTTCTATTGATTATCCTGTAGTTCAAGTAGAAGAAATAACAAGAAACACCGTAATCACAGACATACTTCCTTTTAGAGTTAAGTTTTCAGCCATTCAAATTGTGGCTATTGGTTTGGGCAATACCCCAGCAATTCCACTACAGGTTATTGGATATAGCAACTACATCCTCTAATAGTCTTATTAAACAGGTGATATAATATCGATATGGCTAAAGTATCAATTCCATCAGTTAAGACTCTATTTCAAACAGGAGATAGACCTACTCAAGAAAATTATGAAGATTTAATTGACACCGCATCAGCCCAAGCAACAGATTTGGGTTCTGCTGGTAACAATGAAAATACAATCACTGGTATTGAGAACGTAACTGTTGTTGATAACTTTGACGCTACAGTTTGGCGTATGGTCAAGTATATTGTTTCAATATCAAAGACCTCTGCAGGGGACAATAAGTTCTATGCAACCGAACTAACAATTCTCGTTGACGGTACAAATGTAAGTGTCAGCGAATACGGAACAATCGACAATGATGGGAATATTGGCACCATTAATGTCTCTCGCACTGGAAATACCGTGGCCTTAACAGTCACTCCAGACCCAGCGATCAAGCCAGTCACAGTTCGTTTTGCACGAATTGGACTTAAGGCATAACTAAGGAGATATAAAAAATGGCAACAGTAAATAAAGATTTTAAAATTAAGAGTGGTTTAATCGTTGAAGGTACAACAGCGACAGTTAACGGTTTTGACGTTCTTACAAAGAAGCAAGCAGATCAAGATTACGTAGTTAATCTTATTGGCGGAACAGCCACATCTGCTAACGAAGCAAACAAAGTTGTAAAGCGTGATGCTAATGGTAACTTTGCTGCAGGAACAATTACAGCAGATTTAACTGGTGACGTAACTGGTCAAGTATCAGATATTTCAAACCATGACACTGGAGATCTTGCAGAAGGTTCAAACCTTTACTTCACAAACCAAAGAGCACTTGATGCAACTAACGCTGCATATGATGCAGCAGGATCAGCAACTACAGCAGCAAACGCAGTAGCATCAGATCTTACAGATCACGAAAATGCTACAGTCGCACACGGTGCAACAGGTGCGGTAGTTGGAACAACCAACACACAAACATTAACAAACAAGACTATTGGAGATACACTTAACTTCACTGGCGCAGGAGCAATGACAATCAATTCTGATTCTCATATCGTTCTTACTCCAGCAGCAGGTTCTTCAGTCAAGTGGGGTGCAGATGTTCTTGCAACACAAGGCTATGCAGATCAAGCAGAAGCAGATGCAATTTCAACAGCATCAGCAGACGCTACCTCAAAGGCTAATACAGCAGAAGCGGATGCAAACACTTACACAGATGGAAAGATTGCAACAGAAGTTACAGATCGTAACTCAGCAATTACTTCAGCAATTAACACAGAAGTTACAAACCGTAACTCTGCTATTGCAACTGCTAAGGGTCAAGCAATTGCAGACGCTAACTCTTACACAGACGGCAAGGTTGCAGATCTTGTAGATTCAGCACCAGAACTTCTAGATACACTTAATGAATTGGCTGCAGCAATTGCAGATAATCCAAACTATGCTACAGATGCAGCAGCAGCCGTTGCTGGTAGAGTAGCAAAGTCTGGCGATACAATGACTGGAGACTTGGTTCTTCCAGGTGCACCAACACTTACATTACATGCAGCAACAAAGGGTTATGTAGATGGAGAAATTTCAACTCTTGATGCAGCAGCACAGGGTTATGCTAACACAGCAGAAGACGATGCTAAGGCATACACAGACACTCGTGAAGGCTTAATCACAACTGCTTACCAGTCATACGCTGATACAGCAGAACAAGATGCAAAAGACTACGCAGACGACTTGATCAATGATGCATCATCTTCTTCAGCAGAAGTTTGGTCAGCATATAAGACAGGCACAGAAATTGGTCTTGCACAGCAAGCAGCAATTGATCACGCAGACGCACTTGACACAGATGATATTGAAGAAGGTTCAGCAAACCTTTACTTCACAAACCAGCGAGCAATTGACGCTGTAGGTGGAACAATTGGCGATGCAATTGATGAACTTAACACAGATGACATTGAAGAGGGTTCTACAAACCTTTACTTCACAGATGCTCGTGCCAAGACTTCAGCAGCAGACCTTTTGGTTGGTGCTACAAAGACTAATATCACAATTACAGGAAATGGTTCAGGACTTACTATTACCGCAGAAAACGGTGTAGCAGATTCTGATACTGATGACCTTGTAGAAGGTACAACAAACAAGTACTTCACAGATGTTCGTGCAGTAGACGCTCTTGAAGCAGTTGTTCCAAACTTTACAGCAGTTGAGTTAAACTCAGTTGCTAAGCAGGTTGCAGCAACACTTTCAGCACCAACAGCAGGAATTCAAGTAGCACACGCCTTCGCAAAGGCTGACTACCGTTCAGCAGAATACCTTGTAAAGGTTGCCTACGGAACACATACTGAAATATCAAAGGTCCTTTTGACACTTGACTCTTCAGATAACATTGCAATCACTGAATACGGAATTGTTGGAACAAATGGCTCAGCGTCATCAGTTTCAGCAGGTATTTCAGGAGCAAACGTACAACTACAGGTAACAACCGCTAACAATGACTCAACAGTTACTGTTATGGGTACACTTCTTAAGTAATAAAAAATAAAAATAGTTGGAAGAAGGAGCAGTAAATGGCAACAGTCGATAAAGACTTTAAGGTCAAGAATGGGTTAGTCGTAGCAAACGGCGGTACATTCGGAGATGCAGTAACAGTAGGAGCCCCAACTCTTAATGCCCATGCAGCAACCAAGGAGTATGTCGATAGTCGTTCAATGGCCGTAGGCGCAACTGCTCCTTCTTCACCAACTAATGGAACAATGTGGTTAGACACTCTAACAAACAGAGTTAATTTTTATTACGATGGTTCTTGGTATACCCAAGCAACTATTGATGATACAAATAATTTACCACAGCACATTCACGATACCGCAATTGATGGAACTGGTTTCATAGTATCTCAGTTCTATGAAGGTGGATCATTCAACAGCCCATTGGGTGTAGGTTTGGATGCAGGTGGACCAGACTCAACAGTTTGGACAGTTGTATTCGATGGCGGCAGTGTAGTAGATAACTTCAATTAAAACAGGGGTTATAATAAGATAAGTTAATGGGCAGCCCCCATAAGGAGATATAAATGGCAACAAGAATGCAACAGCGCAGAGGTACTGCAGCACAATGGACGGCTGCAAACCCAGTATTAGCAGCAGGCGAGATCGGATTTGAAACCGATACAAGTAAGTTTAAAATGGGTAATGGCTCCTCAGCATGGGCAGCATTAACATATTTTACTAACGCAACAGAACTTAATGCAGCAATTTCCAACCTTATAGATGCTGCTCCAGGAACGCTAGACA